TTCTTATATTTGGGAAGTAAAAGTTGATAAAAGGGACTTGTGGGCTTCTGTAGGGCTGTGAGGCGATTTTATTATACTCCTTAATAGTTAAAATATACCATTTGGTGGCGTATTTCTCTCCCAAAATACTATCTTTGTTTTACAAATGATTTACGAAAATAAAGATAGCTATGGCAACAGTTTCCTGGGTAGTTTTTAAGCATCATAAAAAATCTGACAATACGTATAATCCGAAGATTAGGATTTCCCATAATCGTACCTCTTCTTATATCTCTACTTCTATATACACAGAATTAGTTAGATTTAAGAGAAATTCCGCATCAGGTACGATAACCTCTGAAAAAATAAAGGAAGAGTTAGACGGATTGGTTAGAGAATATCGCCAAATAATAAATGAACACCAAGATGTAGTTAATGAGTGCGAAACTTCCAAGGATATAGTTGCAATGATCGAAAGGAGGAAGCAGAGGAAGGAAATAGATTTTATTGAATTTGCTAGAATGTTTATTGGGAAAACACCAAATGAAGGAACAAAAACAGTCAAGACGACTGGTATTAATTCCCTTTGCCATTTTCTTAATCATAAAAATGGTAATGAGAAACTTCTGATAAAAGATTTAACATCACGCTTTTTGCGTGAATATGAGGCGTGGTTGAGACAAGAAAGATATATAACCGTTAGGCAAAATAAAACGGCTAAACAAGCATATAAAACAATAAAGAAATCCGCTTTAAATGATACTGGGATACATTCCTATATGGGAATCATTCAATCTGTGTTTAATGCTGCTTTACTTCATTTTAATGACTATGAAAAAGGAGATATCATTATTACCAATGATCCGTTCAAAGTATATACTATACCGGCAGTCTTAGAAGCAAAGAAAAGAGCGGTAGATGTTGATATAATCAGGAAAATCTATAATTACTCTCCAATAAATAAGCGAAAAAGGACTACTATGTTTACTCGTGATATTTATATCTTGTCTTTCCTTTTGGCAGGAATGAATGCGGTTGATATGCTTAATTGTCGAATGGTTAACGGGAGGATAGAGTATGAGCGTCAAAAGACAAAAGATAGAAGAAAGGATAATGCTTTCATTTCCGTGTATGTTCATCCGTTAGCACTTCCGATTATTAATAAGTATCGCGATCTATCCGGGAAGAATTTGTTTGATTTTTACAAAAGATATAGCAATGTGAGAAACTTAACCAAAGGAATACATCGAGGTATGAGATCTTTGTGTGAGGAACTGGGGATAGATTACATTCAATTCTATTCAGCCCGGCACTCTTTTGCTACTATTGCCCGCAATGAGTGTGATATAAGCAAGGATGATATCTCTTTGTGTCTGAACCATTCTTCAGGGAAGACGGTAACGGATACTTATATAAAACAAGACTTTTTGAGAATAGATAAAGTTATAAATAAGGTGGTAGAGTATGTTTTCAAAATAGGTGAGGAGTCGAAATAAGTGATAATATTATGAACTATTGGTATATCTAAGAATTTCAATAGTTCATAATATTAATACTGATATATAGTACTTCATTGGATAATTTCAACATTTAATAAAAAGGGGTGATTGAGCTATAGCAAGGCGTCGCTAACGATATGCTGCTTAACTATCCATAAACTTCTAACTTGCTCTATCTCTATATCAAAATCATCAAATTCCTCACTATTGATAGAATGAGCGATCCAGTATCTGCAAGACAATGATTGCTCTTTGTACCTGCGCAATACTTTAATATGCCCATGGTATTCTCCCGTGTCTTTGTCCTCTATTACTATTCCAAATATATTTCCAAACGGAATCATGTTTGGGTTTTCTCTTGGGAGTGTATATCTCTTTAAAGCGACCCAACATCCGGAAGGAAGAGTAGGGGACATAGAACGTCCTACCACTTGAGCGATGCCTTCACAATCTTTACAGTCCGGCAGATACCAGTATCTTGTAATATCTTCTGTAGCATTGATTAACTGTGTTTGCCCAGCTGCAAATCTGAAGCTAACTTGTGGTAGCAAATGGAATCCTCTTTTCTTTGCATCTCGATATTCTTCTTCTGATGTGATTGATATACCAGAAGTTATTGGAATATTAGGGATTTCCTCATTGGGCTTTTTTAGAGGTTCTCCTCGTCCTGTTATAATATAATCAACATTTGCATTTTCATACTCCTCACATATAGCAGCAATTTTATCAATGGATGCATTTTGTATTCCATTTACGATTTTCGATTTTAATGTTTTATCTATTTTAAACTTATCTTTAAGCTCTTGATTGCTGATTTGCAACTCTTCAATAACTTCCACAAAGCGTTGAGAACGTAATTTGTCTTTTTCTTCCATGATGATGATTTTTTATTTGTTGGTTGATAATATATCTACTATATTTGCATCGTAACAAGTTGCAGATGTTACAGAGACAAAGTGGTTAAACTTTCCTCACAAGAGGTTTAATATATGGTATCCGTAGTAGCTGCAACCTATTGCGGATATTTTTATTATCAATACATTAAATTATATATGAATAAATTTTTTCCTCATAAAAACGATAAATTAGGTTGGGCATGTTGCATTGTAGGATTTACTTCCGCTATATTGGCTTTTTCTGTTATCATAGCTGATGTAATAATAAAACTCTCAAATTAATTCCCAAATAATCAGTAGCCCAAATCCTATTGTTATAACAAAACCTATCGCTTGCATTATTTTCGTAAAAGTGTTATGTACAGGGATTTCTCCATGAAAGAATCCCTGTAGTCCTTGTTGCTGAACTATTGTCTTTAAGGCCATCCAATTTGCTATGCCTATAATAAACATTCCGATTCCAGTTCCCATTAGATGTTTTCTGTTCACTATATCTATCTCAAATAATAAACTAATCGCAATTGATGCAATCCCGCATATTAGCACAGCTTTCCACCATTCATTAATTTTTAAAAATTCAGATGCTCCCATTTCTCCTATATAATAAGCTTAATAGTTAAATAATGTTTCGAGTAGATAAAATATCAACCTTTGTTTTGTGGTTGATATTTTATCTACTATATTTGCAATACAAATATATTTTATACAAAAAAAAGCATAAAATTTGGCAGAAACAATAGTAATAATCAAAAATAGGTAAGACAATGAAAAATAGAGATTACGCTTTAGTAAGAAATGGTAAATATAACATGAAAGCCATCATGCAGAGAGCTTGGTTGTATGTACGCCAATATGGTTATTCTCTGAAATCTGCCTTGCGTACTTCTTGGGTGGACGCTCGCCTCAAAATGGATGAATATGTAGCATCATTGAATCCGAGAACGATTGAACCAAAACAGGGAAATGTGTTGAAAGCATTCTTTGCTGATAAATATGTCAATTATGATAGTTCTTGGAGATGATTATGAGTACAGAAGAGATAAAAGAGGGGTTAGCTTTCACTCGAAAGTATATAAGAAAATTGGCAGTAGTAGATGAAGTGACAGCTCAACAATTGACTGCCATCAATAAGTCCCAAAAGGATGTGATAATTTACGTTTTAAGTTTGATAAGTAAACAAGTGGCTCTGTTAGGTTAGAATCTACGAAAGAAGCGAGCGAAACGCTTTCAGGGCACAACGGTAAACCGATGAATCCTAATTCGGGATGGGAGGCTTAACCCTCAAAAATGAAGTCGTGTTCAGGGCACGTTAAAGTAGCCTGCGCAGATAAGCAGTATAGCCGATGCGAAGTATAGCGTAATAGCCAACCAGCGATGATATGAGCGGAAGGAAGCAACGTGAGTAAGTTAATATATAGCCCGCACGAACAGTTGCACTGTTTGCGTGAGTCTTGATCGGATCAAGGTGCGGGCACTAACTAATACATATATAATATGAAACGTATACCATTATTTATTATTTGGATAATATCTCTTGCCATGACGATATTGTTCGCAAATGAATTTAATGTTGTTTTTTGGCTTTCTTTTGTCGCATTTGCATTGTGTCAAGTGTGCATAGAGAAAAACAAAAAGAGACTAGAGAGAGAAGAGTAATTAGCTACTTAAAACTTTTTGTTTTGTCGTGTTTTTATTTTGTGTTTGTGTGTTCGAGGTGCATTGTCTGTGAAGATAGTGCATCCCTTTTTAAATGGAAAAATGAAAATAATAAAAATATACTTTAAGGAGATATCGTCGTTCGTGAGAATATTGATATCTGTTGTATTTCAATGTAAAGCCCTGTATCTAAAGTGATACAGGCAAACGGGCAATTAGTTTAATGGTTAGAACGTACTCTCACGGGTGAAAAAGAGGTTCGATTCCTTTATTGTCCACAAATTAATATTTAAATATTTGTATTATGAAAGGAAAAAAAGGATTTGATAAAAGCAAGGAAAGGATACGTATAGAAGAAAAACTTCTAAAGAAAGAAGACGCTATTAAATTTGGTCATAGCGATGAAATGTTATTAAAAATACGTAGAATCACTATCGAACTGAATAGAAAAGCTAGAGAAGAGAGAATTATTGAAAAGAGACAACTTTTATATAAAGTGGTGAACAATAAAGAAGCCGGATATATTCAGGTTGTCAGAAACTATTAAATTATGGATGCTGTTGTACAATACGCTATAGATCAAGGCCTAAAAGTGGGAATTGAAGCTTTTGAAAAATGGAGGGATGATTTTCTAAACAATCCATCTATAGTAGTACCAAAGTCAAAAGCTGAAAAATACGCAGGTGGTCGAATGGTTCTTGAAAATTTGGAAGAGAGAGGATTTATATCTCCTTATCAGTTTGGAATCGAAGTTGTAACAGATGAAGAAGGTAATATTATTACCAAGCCCAAAGGATACATTTATTATAAGCGATGTGAAATAATGAAGGCTATAGAAAATGGTAATATATTGAAATGCCTTCAAAAACGAAAATAATCTATTGTTTAACTATAATCCCGGAGTAAGGACTCCGTGCGGTATCCAGTCCGCTATTTAAGTTTTGAATTATCCCCGTATGGCTTTGCTGTTCGGGGCTTTTTGATTAACCACTTTAATAATATATAATCATGAAAAAGAAAGTAATTGTAAGAGGAGATCGTTCCGGTGTATTTTTTGGAGAGTTAGTAGAAAGAAATGGTAGAGAAGTTAAGCTCGAAAATTGTCGTAGATTATGGTATTGGGATGGTGCTGCTAGCATATCGCAATTAGCGATCAATGGTACGACTAATCCAGGTGAATGTAAATTCACTGTTACGGTTCCAGAGATAGAAATTTTGGATGCAATTGAGATTATTCCGTGCTCAGATAAATCTGTTAAATCTATCGAAAGTGTTTCAGTATGGGCAAGGTGATGGAAGATAGAATAAAACAGTTTCTGAGTATTAGCTCTGGCTATGGCTCTGGCTATGGCGATGGCTCTGGCGATGGCGATGGCTATGGCTCTGGCTCTGGCTATGGCTCTGGCTATGGCGATGGCTCTGGCGATGGCTATGGCATAAAATCTGTAAATGGGAATACTATTTCTATAGTAGATAATATACCTACTATAATTACAAATGTAAAAGGTAACATTGCAAAAGGATTTATCCTCGGTTCCGACTTATCTCTTACTCCTTGTTTTATAGTAAAAGGGAATGATCAGTTTTCTCATGGTAATACTCTACACGAGGCATTTGAATCTTTGCAAGAAAAGCTTTATGATGATAGTACAGAAGAGGAAAGAATTGATAAGTTTAAAGAGCATTTTTCTGACTTTTCAAAAAAATACTCTGCTAAGGAATTATTTATATGGCATCATGTGCTTACTGGGAGCTGTAAAGCTGGGAGAGAGTCTTTTTGTAGGGATAAAGGTATAGATGTAGATAATGATAAGTTTACCGTCTATGAGTTTATAGAACTAACTAGAAATTCATATGGCGGTGAGGTTATCCGCAAATTATCTTGATTTAATCCCGGTGTCCGTTGATTCGGTATCCGGGAACTATTTTAACCACTTTAAATAATATATAGTTATGAGTCTTATTAAGAAAAGTAATGAATTAGTGATTCCGTCAACCATTAAGATGATGATTTACGGACAGGCAGGTATGAGAAAGACTACAACTGCTTTGAGCGCTCCGAAACCGTTATTACTAGATTTTGATAATGGTGTAAAACGTGTAAATATGTCTCATTTAAATGGAGTGGATATTGTACAGATAACATCTTGGAATGATGTTCAACAGGTATTGCAAGAGGATTTATCAGTTTATCAGACCATAGTAGTAGATACTATTGGAAAAATGATGGATTATATTATCTCCTATAAATGTGGAACTCGTCAGCCGCAGATAAGAGACTGGGGTGGTATCAATCAAGAGTTTAGCGGATTTGTTCGAAACCTTTCTAACTTGAACAAAAATATAATCTTTGTCGCTCACCGTGACACAAGAAAAGAGGGTGACGATACAGTATTCATTCCTGCATTACGGGAGAAATCATATAACTCTATTGTTACTGAATTGGATTTACTTGGTTATATGGAAGCTAAGAATGAAAACGGCAAAGTAAAATGTACAATAACCTTTGACCCGACTAACCGTAATGACGGTAAGAATACCTGTAATCTTCCATCAGTGATGGAAGTTCCTACGAATTTGGATGCTAACGGAAATCCTACAGCAAAGAATGATTTTATCACTACACAAGTAATTAACCCTTATCTTTCTATGTTAGCTCAAAAGAAAGCAGAGAGCGATAAATACAATAAGGTGATAGAAGAGATCAAAGAAAGCATCGAGTTCATCACTGACGCAAATTCTGCCAATAATTTTGCTTCTCATATTAAAGAGTTTGACCACATTGGTAGTTCCTTGATAATGGCTCGTAATCTCTTTGCTGCAAAAGTTAAGTCATTGGGGCTTACTTATAATAGCGAAACTAAAACGTATAGTGATGCAGCAGCCTAAGTATCGCTTCTATGCAACTATCCTTGATGCTTTTTTGGGGTATTTGAATAGTGATATTGTTTGGGAAAAGTACTGGGAATGGAGTGAAAATCCTCCCCACACCCCTGAAGAATTTCACGAGTTGCAGTTCCAAGAGCTGATAGACCGGATCAACCGCAAACCGTTCGATAGTGAAGCTGCCGACCGTGGCACAGCTTTCAATGAAATCATTGATTGCATGGTTGAGAATCGAAAGTCAGAATCTATGCAGATTGAAAGTGTTAAACAAAAATTCGTAAATACAATTTGTAATAAACCATTTGGGTTTAATTGCAGAAATACCCATTGTGAGAATTGCTCCTTTTACAAAGAAGAAGAGCGTGAAAAGGTAATCTCAATAAAAGCAATTTATAACAATCGTGAGTTTGTATTCCCTATTTCTCTTTGCCGTGAGTTTGCTGATTATTTCAAAGGTGCATTAACACAGCAGAGGGTAGAAGCAATCCTACCGACCGCATACGGCAATGTGTTAGTTTACGGTCTAATTGATGAACTGATGCCTACCAGTGTTCATGACATCAAGACAACCGGCAGTTACACTGTAGGAAAATTCAAAGACCATCACCAGCATTTGGTTTATCCATACGCCCTGATGCAGAACGGGTCAGATGTGCGAACGTTTGAGTACAATATCGTAGAGTTTAACAAGGGCGGTTATGTGGTAGATACCTATACGGAAACATACGTTTTCAACCCGGAACGTGACATACCTATTCTTACTAATCATTGTGAGGAATTTATCCGGTTCTTGGAAGAAAACAAAAGTTTGATCACTGATAAAAAAATATTTGGAGGAGAAAATTAATGGCAAATCAAATAACTGGAAGAATAATCGAAATCGGGCAAACCGTTCAAATTCCATCGAAAAACGGTGGTTCCTCATTTACTAAACGGGAATTTATTTTAGATGCTACCACTTATGATCCTTATACAGGTGAGCGTAGCGAGTATGAGAATGTTATTCCCTTAGAGTTTTCAGGAGATAAATGTGCTGATCTTGACCGTTTTAGTCAAGGTGATGTTGTTACCGTGTCATTCGTACTACAAGGACGTTCTTGGACGAATCAAGATGGAGAACTTAAGCGTATGGCTTCTATTCGGTGCTATAAAATAGAGGCACGTGGCACTGCTACTCAATCGCCACAGGGTGCATCGGTACAACAACCGGCACCACAACCGAATTATCAGCAACAACCGCAGAACTTTCCACCTACGGTTGATGCAAATGGTAATGCAAAGGATGACCAACTTCCTTTTTAATTTCTAAATGTATGGAAACGAAGAAGTGCTTTAAATGCGGTATCATTAAACCTTTGTCAGATTTTTATCGTCATTCCCAAATGGCTGATGGTCATTTAAACAAATGCAAAGAGTGTACCAAAATGGAGGCTAAAGACAGGTATAATACTCTTTCTTTAGATGAAAGATGGATGCAAAAAGAAAGGGAAAGGAGCCGAGAAAAATTCAAACGATTGGGATATAATGGAGCTTTTCGCCAGATAAGGTCTGTATGTCCATTAGAGGCAAATATTTCCCGACGATTAAGAGTTAGGGGATATGATACAAAAGGGAAAGAAGCCCATCATTGGAACTATAATTTTCCTTATTCAATATTCCTTTTAACGCGAAAAGCCCATAGGTGCATTCATCGGTATATTGAAGTCAACTATTCTGATAAATATTGCTATACATTGGATGGGGTAAAGATAGATACAGAAGAAAAGGCCGTGTCTATCTTTTCTTCTATATTAAGGAATAATGGCTTAAATGAGGAATTAGTATTATTGAATATCTAAATTTATGCTATTCGACTTGAAGAATGAATATCAGATACCCAAGTTTAAAGAGTATGTAAACAAGCTGTTTAAAGAGCGTGCGGTGGTAGAGGTGAAGAAGAAGCTACCCAACCGCACACTTGCCCAAAATTCTTATTTGCATCTTCTTTTAGGGTATTTCGGTAGTGAATACGGTTGCAGCCTTGATGAAGTTAAGATTGATTTTTATAAGAGGACTTGCAACCGTGATTTATTTGAGAGAAAGACGATCAACAAGAAAGGTCAAGAAGTAACCTATTTGCGCAGTTCTGCCGAACTGACAACAGGTGAGATGACCTTATCTATTGATCGTTTTCGTAATTGGAGTGCAGCGCAAGCAGGCATTTATCTGCCTGCCGCAAATGAACATCAAATGCTGATTTATGCTCAGCAAGAGATTGAAAGAAACAAAGAATTTGTATAATTCCAAATAACAGCTATTTGGAAGTTTTGAAATAAAAGTTATGCGAAATGCGTAGAACTAAAGTAATCCATATCTACCTGATCTTCGAGAAGCGGAACTATTATTTCAGTTCGGTAACGGGTATATTTCGCCATTTGTCCGAGGATCAGATAGGAATTAAGTAAAGTACATTATCTCACAATACGGAGAATACTATCGTCACTGGTAGGGCTATAATCCGTAAGAGCGAGCTGTTGAGATAGCTTTGTTAACCTTTTTACCCCAGCCTGCTTGTCTGTGAAGATTGGCGGGCGAACATGGGGAGGTATTCTCAATGGTAAAGAGAGCATAAAGAAAGCGTACGAAGTGCTTTATGTATTGCAAATGCAATTATTTAGGTTCGACTCCTAAACTGCCCCACATGAAAATAACAATCACCAAACAAGAATACCAGACGATAGTCCGGTGCTTGAAAACGTCAGAAATCCTCATTAGAGGGTGTACAATTTGAGAGATGAAGATATGATTCGTAAAACTAGAAAGAAACTCCAAAGGAGTAAGGAGAAAGGTTGCCATGACATTCGAAGAAATGAAAGCCCAGTACTGCGGTAAAAACATCCGCAAGAAGCCAAAACATGAAGAGGATGATTTGCAAAGAGCTTGTGTTTGCTGGTTCGATTTACAATATCCTCAATATAGGCTAAGGTTGCATCATTCTCCTAATGGCGGTAAACGGAATGCTATCGAAGCTGCAAAGTTTAAACAGATGGGAGTACGTGCCGGTTTCCCTGACTTACTTATGTTAATCCCTAACAAGTATTATCCTTTTATGGGAATTGAATTAAAGACTAAGACAGGGAGACAAAGCGATCACCAAAAAGCCTATCAAAAGGAATTTGATAGTATCGGAGCGAAGTATGTTATCGTTCGCTCCTTGGAAGAATTTATCGCTGTAGTAACAGATTATTTAAAAGGAAAATAGATATGAAAAAGAAATCAGACAAGCAAGTTATCCGCCCAGATACTTGCGCAAAATGCAATAATGGAACTATTGTTCCCACAGCCAAGGGAAATCCACGTGTTGCCTACTGTTTTATACTCAAACGGCGTTTTGTCGCTGATAGTAAGAGAAATTGTATTCATGCGTATTAATTAAACATATTATGGCTGGAAGACCTACAAAGCAGGGAATAGATTATTTCCCTATGGATGTTGGTTTCTTTACAGATGTTAAGATAAGAAAGATATCACGGGCCTGTGGGTCTCAATCTACTTCTATACTTATTTGCCTGCTGTGTAATATCTACAAGGATGAAGGGTATTACATTTTGTGGGACGAAGATTTGCCTTTTGTTATTGCTGACACAGTTGGGGTTTCCGAGGGCGCAGTAAAAGAAGTTTTGATAAAATCATTACAGGTTGGTTTTTTCGATCAGGAACTTTATGAGAAATATAAAATACTCACATCTTCTGGCATTCAAAAGAGATTTCTTCTTGCTACTTATCAACGCAAAGAAACGACTATTATCCCCGAATATTTAATTAATTGTGCAAACAATTCAATTAATTGCACAATTAATTCAATTAATCATAGCGATAATGAACAAAGTAAAAGTAAAGTAAAAGTAAATAGAAAGAAAAGAAAAGAAAAGGAAAATAATAAAGAAACTTCTCCTAACGGAGAAGAAAAGAAAGACGAGCTTTCTTTGTCCCACTCCCAAAAAATTGATTGGGTAGGTTTGATGAATTGGTATAATAGCTTGTTTAGAGATAAGCTTCCGGCTATAAAATCAATGACCGAAACACGGAAGAAAGCAGTTAAAGCACGTATAGCCCAATACGGCAAAGAAAGCATTAGAACTGTATTTAACCTTGTGCTTCAAAGTTCTTTTCTCCTCGGGGGCAATGACCACAACTGGAAATGTGATTTTGATTGGATATTTAAACAAGCTAATTATACAAAGATACTGGAGGGAAATTATAATGGAAAACGAGCTGATACTGCGACAACAAGAAGGGAGTCAGTTAGCCGCCTTAAGCAACTCGCCGGAGCAATACTGCAAGGCGCTGAATCCAAGAAGGATTGAAGACGTATTTCTTTCCCATGAACCTTTGATTGGGACTATAATTAAGAATCTTGGAGAGACAAAAGCTCGTGCAGCAGTAGTATATCTACTAGCTGACGCATTAGAATTCTTCAATGCAGCAGAAACGATGTCTGATGTCCAAGTTGCAATGACCGTAGATCTGATTATTGAGGAATATGCATACATGAAACTGGACGATATCAAGTTGTGCTTTAAAAATGCTATGAAGATGAAGTATGGCAAGATATATAATCGCATTGACGGTCAAGTTATTATGAGCTGGTTTAAGGAATACAATAAAGAGCGTTGCTCTACTGCTGATAATCAGTCATATAACGAACATAAAGCTCACAATGCAGAAGAAGCCAAGCCGACGAATGGCTTGTTTTATGAGGAATATCGTGCTGAACTTGAATCAAGAGCTAAAGATGGCGATGAAGAAGCTATAAAGGCTTTGGAGCTTTCCAACAATATATCTGAAATGCTATGTCAAAGAAAGTTTGTCAAGCAAAAGGAGAATCTTGATAAGTTTTACACGTCAGATAGCAAAAGAAATGTTTAATGTTATAACACATAAATCATGCTAATAGGAACAACAAATCTTAATACGACTCTCAACCTGACGTATGTGTTGACAGATGTCGTAGAAACTCTTCTCCTTGACATGAGAAGTGACAAGACCCAGTTCTCTACTCAGGAGAACTTCGGAAACGACTCAGACTGTCTCCTTGCCTTCATCAAGCTGTTGATTGATCGCTGCGGTGACGACGACAAGGAAGAGGTAGCAGAAAAATTGGCTAAATGTGGTATGGTCGTAGTACAAGATGAAACATTCTATGTGGAACCAAAGAAAGAAGATCAGGTGTCCTAAATACTCATATGCTCCCATCGGTAGCCGGTGGGCAGTTTATCACTGGTTGGAGATAGGAGATATCCTCGAGGTAGACAAGGTTGGTGAATTCCCCACCAGTGAAGAAGCACGCAAAGAATGCTACCGGCTTAACGGCTGGAAATATGAAGAACCTGAGAAGAGAAAAAATAACCTCAAATATTAATAATTTAATTTTTTTACATTATGAATGAAATTTATTGGATGACCGTAGTTGGTAACCTGTCCACCGCCTTTATGGTCGTATGGATTGTAGCTTTGATAGTTATCGTTATCATGCTGTTTACTCTGCTGGTAACGGAAGGTGATATAATAGAAGATGAGGGTGGAAAACACAATTTTTTTAAATGGTTAAAACGCTTTTTTGTCTGTGGTGTAATAGCAGCGATGGCGAGTATTTTCATTCCATCGACCAAAGAAATGCTTCTTATCTATGGTGTCGGTGGCACGATTGACTATATCAAGACGAATGATACAGCAAAGCAGCTTCCGGATAAGTGTATCAAAGCGCTTGACCGTTTTGCTGATAAATATATTGACGAACCTGAAAAAGATAAATAATTATGGGAATGCACACATGGTTTGAATGTAAGATCCGTTACGAAAAGGTAATGGAGAACGGAATGCAGAAAAAAGTGACTGAATCTTATCTGGTAGATGCTCTCAGCTTCACGGAGGCGGAAGCACGGATAATAGAGGAGATGACTCCCTTCATCTCAGGAGTGTTTACCGTCTCTAATATCAAACGCGCTGGCTATAGCGAGATATTCCCCAGCGACGTTGAATGTGACGACCGCTGGTTTAAATGTAAACTGTGCTACATCACATTGGATGATAAGAGCGGAGCCGAGAAAAAAACAAGTACCTATGTGTTGGTACAGGCTTCGGACCTCGAACGGGCGAAGAAGAACCTTGATGCCGGCATGAAAGGCACAATAACAGACTATCAGGTGCCCTCAGTCGTAGAAACAGCTATCATGGACGTATATCCTTATACAGCTGACAAAGACGCCAATCCTGAATTCTCGGACGAGAAGAAAAAGCAAGAATGAACAGTTCAAAGGTAGTCGTAGTCCTGCTCATTGTATGTGAGCAGGACTCTCATAACGATCCGGAAGAGATGGTGAGCAAGGTTGTCACGGAGGAAGTGAAGCCGATACAGATTAAGCTGGAGAACCTCAAGTATGAGATAGATGACTTCATACACGAAGAGCGTAAACGAGTACGTTTTGGCTGGCATACGCGTGATAAGCCTTTCCATCCGCAAGATTTCAAACGAGAGATCACCTGGCATCGCATCAGGAGCCGATGCTTTTAAAGACAATTAAATAACCATTTAAAGACAATCTATGAACTTGAAAGAGAACAAAGATAAGAAGTCGATGAGGGCTATCCTTCAGGATGTTTCTCGTGTGACTGGGGTATCAAAGGTTCTGATCCTCTCTCGTGTGAGGAAACAGAAGGTGGCTGACGCGAGAATGCTATTCTGTCACATGGCTCGTAAGGAAGGCTATCTTTTGCGTGAAATCGCATCTTTCATCGGCAAGAGTTACTCTCGTGTATCGATGGCATGTTGTGATGTGGTACTGAGAAAAGAGACGTTTCGCCCGTTCATTGACAAATTATCCCCATCCGTGAAGACGTTGTCTGATACAAGGAAAAGGAAATGTGTGCTGACACTAAAGGAAGGCGAACATGAATGGCCATTAAAGGCTTACCAGTCCCCTGTTGGGATACGACATGAGGGTAAGCGTCCTGACAGGGTAATCATTGACTGTTATCAGGAGTATAATCAGGAACAGTTATTGGAGTTCTCTAGATATCTGGAAACTATTGCTAAGGCAATGGCATTCTCAAATCCAGCGATAATAGCTATTGAAAATAGTAGTAAAGATGTTTATGATGCTAATAATACCAAAGACAATGAAAACAATTGACTCAATTATCATTCACTGCTCAGCAACACGTGCCGGACAGGATTTACGTGCAAAGGATATAGATCGTATGCACAAACAAAGAGGCTTTAACCAGATCGGTTATAATTTCGTGGTCGACCTTGATGGTCATGTAGAGAATGGACGTCCACTTTCTATTGATGGGGCTCATTGTAATACAAAGGGATTTTCCGGTGTATCTTACAATAAGCATTCAATTGGTATCTGTTACATCGGTGGTTTAGATGCGAGTGGAAGACCAGCCGATACTCGTACTCCTGAGCAAAAGCCGCATTACGTGGACTTGTGGCGAAATTGTGCAAAGAGTATGATATCATCGAGTTACTTGGTCATCGGGATACTTCACCCGATCTGGATGGCTCGGGTGAAGTGGAACCGGCAGAATTTATCAAGGCATGTCCCTGCTTTGACGTGCGTTCAGAGTTCTCTAATTTCTTACGCAATGTTGTTGTGAAAGCAAAATAACCCTCAATACGAAAGTAGATATGAGCAAAATCCAATTACACAAGTCCATTCAGCATATTACAACGACTAATGGCAAATTGAGCGATAAGACAATAAAGTTAATTAACATAATGGCAAAGAAAGCGTATGGAAGTAAATGATATAATGCAGCATATTGATGAATTGCTGCAAAACTACTCAAATGAAGAGTGTGCGGAGATTTTAAAAGAGGTAGTAAGTGAATGCCAGTCACGCATTGAGAATTGCGATAAAGGTGTTTACACTAATTCATAACAAAATCAGAAATGAATAAAATAGAAAAGCAGACCTATGTGGTCTGCTCAATATGTTGTTTTTTAGAATTATCAGAGGTGGGGATTCGAACCCCACAAACTTCGTCTTACGACGCTGCTTACGCCTTTTTAGCTTCAAAGTCCGGTCATGTCCTCACCTCGGACTCCATGGAGAAACGAGGGAACGGAGACGGCATCTCCATTTTTTCCAACCTAGTTTTTTTGATAAACTAGGTTCATGTTGGAATTAACGGAACAAAAGTATAAAAATAAAAGAGAAAAACAATGATTATAGCATGGTTTTCTTGTGGTGTAACATCAGCAGTCGCTTGTAAGATAGCATTGAGCTTGTACGAAGATGTGCATCTCTATTATATCGAAACTGGCTCCGGACATCCTGATAACGCCCGATTCCTTGCAGATTGTGAGAAGTGGTACGGGCAGCCTATCCACATCATTCGAAGCGACAAATATACTTGCGTAGCCGATGTGCTACGGAAAGGATTTATTAATGGTGCGCATGGAGCAGCTTGTACTCTTGAACTGAAAAAGAAAGTTCGGTATAAATTGGAAAAGGAGTTGGGAAGTTGGGACGGGCAAGTTTGGGGATTTGATTATGACCCGAAAGAGATTAACCGGGCTATTCGCTTGAAACAGCAGTACCCGGACACAAAACCACTGTTCCCGCTTATTGAAAAGCAGATTACGAAACCGGATGCTATGGGTATGCTTTGGAAAGCCGGTATTAAAATCCCCGCTATGTACAAGATGGGCTACAATAACAACAACTGCATCGGTTGTGTGAAAGGTGGCATGGGCTACTGGAACAAAATCCGGAAGGACTTCCCGGAGATATTTGCTCAAATGGCACAGATTGAACGTGATGTAGGTGCAACATGCCTAAAGGATAAAGACGGTCGTATTTTCCTTGATGAACTACCAACATGGCGAGGTGACCCAGTGGAAGAGATTATACCGGATTGTTCTCTTATCTGCCAAATTGAATTTCAAGAGATAATCGACAGACAAGTAGAGCGAGTTTTGAAAGGAGAAATTAGTATTAATGATGTAGCCTGAAAAGGCTCAAAACAATATAAAAAGGAACATTATGAAAACAGGAATAGAGATTATAGCAGAAGAACGTAAAAGACAAATTGAAGTTGAAGAGTGGACACCGGAAGAAGATGATTTATACACAGCCGGACAACTAGCTTTAGCGGGTGCAACTTATGCTATCCCTACATTTTGTAGAGATGATTATGGTGGTTATGTTTATTCTACCGATGTACCTATCATGTTCCCATTTTCTCCCGAATGGTGGAAGCCTACGCCTGATGATCGGATAAGAGAGTTAGCAAAAGCTGGTGCACTCATTGCTGCCGAGATTGATAGATTGCAAAGGATTAAATAACTCTCAAAACTGTTTAGATATGAATAAAAAAGACGATTTAGTAAAATGGAAAACAGTCGAAACAATTACTTCGAATTTTCCTGATGGTGCAATCCTTATAAAAGAAGATACATCCGTAGAGTTTCCTCTAGCTGTTGTAGCCTTTCCTCTTGGAGGGCACAAAAATGGAATTAAAAGACAGCGTGAAAGGGCAAAACTTATAGCTGCTGCTCCTGAATTATTAAAAGCATGCCAAGAAGCTCTAAGGTATGTTTGTGTAGACGAACCTGCCTATGATGTATTATGTGATGCAATCAAAAAGGCTACCGAATAATCCTCAATACATACATAAAAATGAATAGAATACAGAAATTAGAAGCTGAAATACAGAAGCTAAAGAAACAGGAAGCCGATAAAAAAAAGGCAAAATATCAATATCTCGTTGGAAAGTGTATTCACATGGCGCATACTTCTTACGAAAAAATCACATCGATAGTTAGGGTAAATACTGATGAAATCGGTGATGAAGTAGTATATGATTGCATACATGTATATTTTGACAACAGAGAAGATGTAAGTAATAGTGATTCAAGCGTCCAACTTGCATCTTACGCAAGTGAATACGTGGAACGGATTGAGAAAAATATCATAAGTCAAGAAGTTTTTGACAAGGCTATGGATGATTGTTTTGCGCATATTAAAAGAATGTCTATTAACGTATAACAATAGAAAAATGAAGAAAATATTATTAATTCTTACAGTTGTCATAGTAGCAAGCTGTAAAACCGAGAATGTATATCTGACTGTGTTTCCCATAAAACGGATTACAGAAATAACAGATACAATATATGTTGTTCCTGATAATCGCTTTAAAAAAGACTTTCATATAGCAGATAGCCTTTTCGAAAAGGCTTCTGATGAAGCGATGAAATCGGCGCATGAGAAAATCAAACATTTACTTAAAATACGGATATGGACAAAAAAAAAGATATAACAAAGAGATATACAAAAATGGCATCAACCATTGAAGATGCTAAAATATACGATGGTCGCGGAACGTATGATTTATATGAGTGTGAAAAATGTGGTCGTAATAAAATTACCACATACGCAGCCAAAGGTGTTACTCCCTTTATTATTAGATGTAGTTGTGGTGGGTTAATGCAACATACAAGGTCCTTTAAGAATGTGCCGGATTACATTCGAGTATTTAGGTGGAAAAGACCTACACTTGAACAGACAATGAAGCTATCTAAAGGGATGATGGAACATGTTCTTAATGGAGGGCTGGTATTAGATATAGATGATGAAGATTTAGAAGAGAGGAGGAAATATGAAGAATATTAAAGATTTAACAATCAAAGTAACTTATCGAGTTGGACTTGGTAATGTTGAAGTCCCTGACGAAGTTTATAATGAATTAGCTAAAGCCTATGATGAAGGTGGTGATGTACCTGAATGGGATGATGAGCTTGAAAACGCAAAAGAATGGCTTAGTGATAATATTCGAGAAGCGGATGCAATGGAATGGGAATATGAGATTGATGATTTTCAAGATGAATAATTAAAAAAATAAATTATGAAACAGACATTAGAAGAAGCAGCAAAAGAGCATCAAAACGGTTTCCCAACTTGTGAAGATGATTCTATTTGCGCCGGATTTATTAACGGAAGACGCCATCAATGTTATAAGTCGTTTATCGCTGGCGCCAAGTGGCAATCAAAGCAATCTCCGTGGATCAGCGTAAAGGACAGGTTACCGGAATTAGGAGATCCTGTATTAATCAGGCTTAAAGATGGTACAGTGAGGCTTGCAGTTTTGGATACAGACGATAATAGCGATGCATATTTCTGGAGTGATAATTATTCCTATGAAACGATTAGCGGTTGGGATACAACCCATTGGATGCCAATCCCTCCTCTTGAATCAAAGGGAGATTGACCATGAATGATACTATACAATCCCAAACTGTTTCTATAAAGGGGATAAATGATGCTGTAGCATATATTGATTTCTGTGATGGAGATTTATGTGTTTCAGTTGTAGTAGAAGGCAAGCAAGCAGACTTTGCTTTTGAGCCTGTTACTTTGAAAATGTTTGCCCATGCTTATAAGTTACATTGTGAGGAACTAAAGAAAGGAGAATTAGATGAATAATATATTTACAATTTGCTATTCAGAAGAAGAAGCTAACGAAATTGGACATTTCATAATGCGAAAAGGCTATGAAGGCGTTCAAAATGATAGTTACAGATATTGTCGTGAAGCGATTTGGTGGGCCTTTAAAGAAGCTAAAAGTCGTCATTCGGGTTTCATATATGTTGGCGTTAGAGGTTGTCAAATGATTGTGTCCAAGACTAAAAGGGGACTTCGCAGAAACGGACTTAAATACATCGAGAAGAAACGAATGTTTTACAAATTATTGAGTAGATATTAAGTAAATTAAACTTATAAAGGATAAGTTATGTATGTAACAAGAGACAAAGACGGTGATTTGTGCCTTTTCAATGCACGACCCGTAAAGATTGATGAGTGTGGATATTGGCAACCAGCCAAAACTATGCTTGATTGGATTAAACTTGATACCGCCCTGTTTCCCGAAGTAAGTTGGGAAGATGACGAGCCGACAGAAGTGGAATTAGTGAAGAAAGGAGAATAACTATGCCAACAATACTAAGAGAAACTTATCCAACAGCCAAGAAAGAACATAGGTGTGAGTTTTGTTGTGAAAAGATAGCGATAGGACAAAAATATGTCCGTCAGACAAATATCTATGATGGAACTATCTATGACTTTGTCACACATCAAGAATGTAATGAGGTAGCTCATGAATTGAATATGTACGATGATTGCGATGATTCAGGTTTACACGGTGAATCCTTTCGTGAAAACTTGAACGCATACGTATATGCCAACCATTACGATGAATACACAGATGATGTTTATGCCAGTTGGCAATTGAATCATTATGAGATAGCGAAGAAAATATTGAAAGAACTTAAAACGGAGAATTAATTATGGACGAAAAATTTGTAACATTGGATACTTTCAAGTCGCTGACAGAGAAAGGATTCAGTAGTTATCATTACCCTACTCAGTCTGTCGCTCAAAAGTGGCTACGTGAAACCAAGAACCTGCATATTTCCATCGTTAGAAATGCTTGCGGTTATGGTTATGATATATGCAAAGCTGATAATGGAACTTTTATAGCTGCCGGTATATTTGACGGCCCTAACGATGGTGGTCAGTGGGATACTTACGAAGAAGCATTAGAAGCTGGAATACAGAAAGCGTTAAAAATAATGGAGGTATAAAATGAATCGTATAATAAAATTCAGAGGGAAGTCCGTCTTAAATGACGAATGGATTTATGGTGATTTAGTTCATAGAATTAATATCCCAAAAACAATTTCTCCGGTACAAATCAATGGTATTGGTGTTAAAGAAGATACCGTAGGCCAGTTCACCGGCTTGTATGACAAGAATGGTAAGGAGGTCTATGAAGGGGATATCTTATTCATAGGCAACAATGGAGATAAAAATATATACAATGAAGTATCCATAAAAGACGGATGCTTTGGGTATATCGGGGAATGGAGCCACAAAATAATGCCATTCTGTTATTACAATGTAACGGAAGAGATTGCAGGTAATATCTACGATAACCCGGAATTAATCAAGGAGGAATAAAATGAATAGAGAACTTAATAAATCCCGTTGCCGAGAAAGACTATTAAAGTTGCAAGAGGATTACATTAATAAACTTATAATAAGTCAAATTGCAGATCTGGCTTATTGTAACGGATATAACACAGTGCTTGATGCTGCGGAAAAGGTTTTGAGTAATGAGGATTATTTTAAGATTGTGAAACAATTAGAGAAGGATGCATAGCCATGCCAGCAAATGAAGTATTAGACTTGATCATCAAAGTAGCATTGTTTTTTATTAATGCTACAACCGTTGCCTTTATCTTAATCATGATAAGCAAATGGCATGGGCGCATGGAGAATAAGCTGAACGATATACAAATGTATATTCAGCATGTAACGGACCGTAACGACATTGTATACATCAATCAGCTTGAAAGCCTCAAAAGAGAGCTTATAAAGGCTGAGCGTTACGAAGATGTAGAAAAGATAAGCAAGTGTATTGAACGGGAATACGATTATCTTAAAAGAAAGATGGAAGACAGAGAACAGATAATTAATCCTTTAAAATGATCATGAACCAAGAAATAGACAATAACCTTCTGGCGGAATGCTTGAAGGCTGCAATGAAAGAAAAGATGCTAAATAAAGACTGGGAAGTAAAGTTATGGGCTTGTTCTCGGTATAATGCACTAATCTGGGCTAAAAATGTAAAATAATAAATTTAAATCATTAACTTTGTGCTACATGTCAAGTGGCATGTAGCTAATCTGACGAAAAGACATGGGATTATCAATAAAACAGGAAAAATTTTGTAATTACTATATCGAGTGCGGAAACGCATCCGAGGCATATCGCCGTGCATATTCTTGCTCTAATATGAAAGATGAATCGATTAATGTTAAGGCTTTTGAATTGTTAAACAACGGTAAGATTACGGTAAGGGTAAAAGAACTTCAAGAAGAACTCAAGAAGAAATCGGATATTACAAAAGAAGAGGTTTTAAATATGCTTAGGAGTTTTATGTATGCTGATATACGTAATTTCCTTACTATAAAAGATGGAAATGTTACTTTCAAAGATAGCGAAGACTGGACAGATGAAATGGCGATGCAGGTCGAAAGTGTAAAGCAGGGGAAAGATGGCATTGAAATAAAACTGAATGGGCGTACATGGACTATCCAACGAATTTGCAAAATGCTTGGATTTGATTCTCCGCAAGATGTCAATGTGAACATGATATCTCCTATGACTAAAGAAGAAGCCAAACGAATCATAGAGGACTTATGACAAGAGAAGGATATGATTACATACGGGCGTTTTGCTTGTCAGGGACGTTAAACTATACTAGATACTTTTTTAAGGCAAGATTTGGTCGTAAATTTGTAGTAAACGACCATCACGTAAAGATATGCCAGGCTCTTGATGATGTGATTGACGGAAAGATAAAAAAGCTAATAATAAATATAGCTCCCAGATATTCCAAGACAGAATTAGTAGTAAAAAATTTCATCTCATATGGGCTTGCAATCAATCCATCTGCAAAATTCCTTCATTTATCTTATTCGGATGATCTAGCTAATGATAATTCAGAAGAGGTAAGGGATATAGTTAAGTCGGAAGAGTATAAGCGTGTATTCCCTTATGTGGACATCAAGAGAACAAGCGATGCCAAAAAGAAGTGGTATACGACAGAAGGCGGAGGAATGTATGCTACAGCCGCAGGAGGACAGGTTACAGGTTTTGGGGCCGGCGCCGTTGATGATAAGGACGATTTATCTAAAGCATTGGAAGAGTTCAAACCTTCTCCTAGATTTGCTGGGGCATTAATTATTGATGACCCTGTTAAACCTGAAGATGCAATATCTGATACTCCTAGAGAAAAGGTGAACCAGAGATTTGAGACAACTATAAGGAATCGTGTTAATTCAAGGAACACTCCTATTATAATTATTATGCAAAGACTACATGAGCATGATCTTTGCGGATATTTGATGGAAAACGAGCCGGGAGAATGGACTGTTTTGTCCCTTCCTGCAATAGTGTATGAAAATGGGAAAGAGAAAGCTTTATGGGAATTTAAACACACGCTCGAAGAGTTGTATAGGATGCAAAAGGTGAATAGTTATGTTTTTGAAACTCAATATATGCAGAATCCGACTCCTATGGAGGGATTAATGTATGGCAAGTTTAAGACTTATGAGACTATTCCATTAACTAACAGAGCAATAAGAAAGAACTACACAGATACAGCTGATACGGGAAGTGATTATTTATGTTCTATTGATTATATTGACACCGAGATAGGGAATTTCATTCTTGATGTTCTTTTTACGCAAAAAGAGATGGAGTTTACCGAGCCGGAAACAGCTAAGATGCTTACTAAAGACCAAATATCCAAGGCAAATATAGAAAGCAATAATGGAGGAAGGGGATTTGCTCGGAATGTAGAGAAGCAAATGCGGATGATTGGCAATCCCAAAACTCAAGTAAGTTGGTTTTATCAGTCAAAAAACAAAGAGGTTCGCATCTTTACCAGATCTTCCGAAGTGATGAATCTTACTTATTTTCCTACTGATTGGGAAAGAAGATGGCCGGAGTTCTCATCTCAATTGAAAACATATAGAAAGAAAGGGAAAAATGCTCATGATGATGCCTGTGACGCTCTTACTGGAACTGTAGAAATGAGGGGCGAAATAGATGTCTTATACTACAATAAAGAGGAGATAGGGACCGATAATCAAGTATTTGTTGAAATACATCCAAATATAAACGGATTATTTATAATGGTTTCTTATTGTGTTGTTGACAAAAAAATATTTCTGCTTGATTGCTTGTTCTCTGATTCATTGATTCCTATTGATTCTCTCATTAATAAAATTGATGGGAATGTACAAATGGAGATTCCTCTTGAGATGAAACATTACGCAGATGATTATAGAAAACTTATAGATTACAACTTGTGGGTAAGAGAAGAGATAACGGACAAGAAAAGTATGATTGAATCATACCAATCTATTATTAAGAATATTCGTTTCCCTGAAGCCGATAATTCGTTTTTTGCTATAATAGCTAACATGTCTGATTATGATGGAATTAATAGTTTTGAAGCCATGTATGTATTGTCTTGTATATGTTCTCGTGTGAAATCTTCAAGTATGATATAATTGCATAAAATAATTATCTATTTTTATTTGGACTAAATAGAAATAATTTCTATATTTGCGGTGAGGATAACAATCCCTTCGTGTGAAGATGCACGGAACCTATAACTTTTATGCTATCAGCCTTTTTGTTAGCATATATATCCGTAAAGACCACTTCATCTCGTAGGGAATGGTTATCTCAAATCAGATAATCATTCTTTTTATGCTTAAATTAGGAAATTGGTTTCAAAAAAAGATTAATATATCTGCTCCTTCCATGAGGGAGGCGGTAAAGGCTATTGAAAAGGATTCTAAAGGGAATTTCTGGTATCTTACCAATTTCTTCTCACCATCAGGTAAAATTAGAAATGACTATGATCTAACTTTAGATCAAGATAAAGCTGACTCTCTTCTTGTGTGTGCTCCGTTCTCTACTGTTATAAATAAAGTCGGTTCTCTCTTTGCAAATGGGAGAATATATGTTACAGACAAGGACGGAAACGAAAAAGAGGGATATAATAACATTAGGGAATTATTATCACGTCCTAATCCACTTCAAACAAGGGCTGGATTTTTTAAAGAGATTGAGATGTCTCTAAAGCTTTTTGGATATTGCCCTATTTTTACTGTAAGATCGTCTAGAAAATCATTGCCGCTTGCAATGTATGTTATTCCTGCACAGATTTTTCACATGGTTTCTTCTGGTAAATTATTTCGCCAGTATGATCTGGAAGATATTGTTTCTAAAGTATATCTTGAATGGAATGGTTCGCAGGAGGAATTATCAGATGAAGATTACTTTGTAATCTATGATAGTTCTGCTAACATAAATGGTGTAAATCAAGATATTGATTTTTCGTCTGTCACTGATTCACTTTCTATGCCGGTTAATAATTGGATAGCGGCAATGACGGCTAGCTATCAGTTAATTGTAAATGGCGGTCCTAAAGGTATTATTTATTCTGATTATTCAGATAAAATGGGTAATCAGGTTATGACTCCAGATGAGAAAGAAGCTTTGGAATCTAAATTAAAAGAGAAATATGGCATTCTCAATAAATTTCCTATCCTCACATCAAAAATAAAGTTGGGATGGATTCCTTTAAATTATGATTCATCCCAGCTCAAACTTCACGAGGAAGACGAGCGGTGTAGTAGAAAGATTTGCAATGCAATAGGTATTGATTATAGCTTATTTGATGAGTCTAAATATGACAATAAAAGTATTGCTGAGAAATCTGCTTATCAAGGTCTTATTATTCCTGATTCAGAGAAAGTGACAGAAGCGCTGACGGAAGCTATTTGTCCCAAAGGTGTTTTTATAAAACTGGACTATACTCATGTTGATTGTCTTCAGCAAGATAAGTCGGCATCTTCTTCAGCATTTCAGAAAATGTCTTCTTCTTTAATACAGTTGGTCGAAAAAGGACAAATAACCCTTGATGAATCTAGAAATGAACTGGCAAAGTTCATTGATATTGATCCTGATAACCCCAAAGGTGAATTAAAAATAAATAACTCTATTGAAAATGGATAAAGCTAATAAATATAAGGGTAGGCTGGGGATGCAGTATAAGACATTCTCAATTAATTCAAAAGATGTCAACTATGACGGTGAAAGTCGGACGATCAGCGGGTACGCATCTGTATTTGGCAATAAAGATAAAGCAGGTGATATCCTGATAAAAGGGTGCTTCTCAAAAAGTATTCAGGACCGGGGACCGGAAAGTGCGGCTAATGACAAGATAATCATGTTGTGGATGCATGACATGGAAGAACCGATTGGGAGATTTACTGTCTTGAATGAGGATGGCAAGGGTCTCTATTTTGAATCGGTAATTGATGATGTCCCGCGCGGCAACCAGGCTATAAAGCAACTTGAGTCGGGTACATTAAATCAATTTTCCATTGGGTATCAATATGTGCATGAGAAATGCATGTATGACGCTGAGAAAGATGCGTATATTGTCAAAGAGGTCTATCTTTATGAGATATCTGTTGTCTCTATTGGGTGCAATGGAGAAACAGAATATTTAGGACTAAAATCTATAGAAGATGCTGAAAAAGCTTATGAGAAATTAAATGCCGAAATATCTGAAGTGTGCTCAGGGCTGTCCGCACCCAAGCAGCAGAAGATACAGAGAATTATATCAAAGGTAATATCACTTTCATCTTTCAAGCCGGAGAATCGAAAAGAATCATCACTTGAAGGACAGAAAGCCGATATGCACGGCAATAAGGTAAAATCAATGTTCAAAAATTTAAAATTAAAGTAAGTATGGGAAAAGAAGCGAAAAAGATTGAGTTTAAAGACTACCTTGATACTAAAGGATTGTCGGAAGACGAATCTAAAGTTTTCGATGTGTTCTCTAAAGGACTTGATGGTTATATGGAAGCCCTTTTTGAGCAGTTTATGAAAGACGAAATTGATTCTAAGTCTATGAAAGAGTCAATTGAAAATGCAACTCAGTCTATTGAAGAGTTGAAAAAAGAAGTCAAGGGATTTGCAGACAGTGAATCTATCAACGAGCGTTTGAAATCCTTTGAGGAAACTATTGTACGCATTAAGGCAGCTACTGAAAAAACAAAAGGAGGAACATATAAGTTAAAATCCATTGAAGATCAACTTCGGGAACAATTAAAAGCTTATATCACCGAAAATCAAACCGGTTGTTCTACAGTTGATTTGAAATCTGCATGTAAAGCATCTCCTGGCAATAAGCTAGAGTTGAATCTGGTAGTAAATACAAAAGATGCCGCAGTTATATCTTCTGGTTCTCTGGCTCCTCATTACGGTGTTGAGGTTGATCCGAATTTATCTGTAAATCCAAGATCTCAGACTGTAATTCGTAATTACGCAAGTGTTTCCGGGACTAATAGCAGGTCGCTTATTTATGCGGAATACGTTAGCAAGGATGGTGATGCCGCATGGGTTCCTGAAGGTGGGCTAAAGCCGTTGATGGATGCAACTCTTTTGGAAAAAACCGTTACAGCTGCCAAAGTTGCTATTGCTGCTAAATTTACAGAAGAAACTCTTTCTGACTTCCCAAGCTTTGTGAATGAGGTGCAAACAGAAATGGTGAATAAACTTGGCATAAAAGAAGAACAGGGGATCTTGACAGGATCTGGATCGTCTGGAGAAATTAAAGGGGTAGCCGCAGACATGCCAGCTTTCTCTTTGACAAACTTCTATATTGACAAGGCAAATATGTTTGATGCCCTTGTAGCGGCTTATTCTCAAATCGTTTCTACTAGCGAAATGGCTTATCGCCCTAACCTGGTATTGATGAATCCTTTGGATTACGCTTCAATGCAGTTGACGAAAGATGCTAATGGGCAGTATTTGAGACCATTCCGATACAACGATGAGTTGATTCAGGGATTAAGAGTTGAGACTACTACCGCGGTGAAACAGGGCGATTTCATCATGGGAGATTTCTCTTATTTGAACATCCGTGACTTATGGAATCTGTCAATCTCACTAGGCTGGGAAAATGACGATTTCAGAAAGAATATCGTAACGGTGCTTGCTGAAAAGAGATTGATGTGCTATATCAAGTCTCAGTATAAAACAGCTTTTGTAAAAGATAAGTTTAATACTGTAATTGAAGGTATTACAAAATCAGTTGATTAACATATGGGAAAAGAATATAACATGAATTTGACAAAGCGTTACAAGGTAACGTTTATCAAGGATGGTACAATGTATAAAACTGGAGAGGAAGTTATGGTAGGTATGCCTCTTGCCAGCAAGTTTTATGCAGAAGGGAAAATTGAAGCGACTAGCGAATTGCTAAACGATGCTAAGGCATTAGGGTGCGAAGAACTTTTCACAAAACGTAAAAAGACTAACTCATGATTATTGACGGTTCATATTTCACTGGAATGTTGAGTCTTGGCATCATTTGGGATATAGATTCAGATTCTCCGACTCGTATTGCGGAGAGGGATAACTTACAATCATATATAGACCGATATGAAAGACAATATCTTCAGCTTGTTCTGGGTGAGGATATGAGCCGTCAATTCTGGGATTACCTTTCTTCTCATTCCGCCGAAGATAAAATCGAAAAATGGGATACCCTTAAAGAGAAGCTTTCTGAAAAGGGGTATAGTCCGCTTGCTAACTATGTATATTTTCATTATGTTAGAAGATGTGGAGTAAAGCAGACTCCGACAGGGACCGTATATGGTTCAACGGAGGATCGCGCTAATCCGAATAATCTCCTTGTGTCAGCATGGAATGACATGGTAGAGATGAATGAGTCTTTATTCCGTTATCTGTGTGGTAATAAAGGTTATGATGGTTTTGAGTTTGATAAGAGTATGTTGGAAGAAATAAACACAATGGGTATATGAAGTCAATCAATAATATATTCAGAGATATAGTCTCTTCCACATCCGGGATTTATGGCAAGAATATTTCCTATATGTTTGGTGATTGGGATTATATTGCCGGTATACTTACCGAATGGGCTGAATCGCCTAAAATGAGTAAATTAAGATTTCCTATTATCTGTCTTTATTCTCCATATACCGAGGATCGTACAGGAAAGGATCGTACAACGACTCTTGAACTGGCTATCATGGTAGACACCTTAAAGGATTATACGAATGAAGAACGGGAAAAGGTCTCCTTCGAAGGGGCGCTTCGCCCTATTTATGATGCGTTTATTAAAAGTATCGATAAGTCTCCTGACCTGGTGCATAAGTATAATAATAGCATTCCTCATTACTACGAAGAGAATTATCGCTACGGAAGAAAAGGAGTAGAGGCTAATGGTAAACCATTCAGAGATTTTATTGATGTAATAGAAATAAAAGATTTAAGAATAACAATCAAAAATATTAAATGTTATGGCGACAGAATTTAGAGAATGCGCCGGTGTTGCTCAGTTTAATACCGGTACTTCAAAATGTATACTTGATCCGGGAAAGGTAAAAGCCATCATCTTGGTAATGCACGGATATAAACTTCCTAAGAATGTAACCGCTGAGGCGTTGCAGGCTGCGTGTCACGATGACAGACCGGCTCGTATCTTTCCGATCAAGACGATTGTTGAATATGCTCCGTCTGGTGGAGAGGCCAACAAAGGTGCTACAGGATATGGGCCTAACAAGGTTACATCCTACTCAGCGAAAGATGACGTATGGACGCTGGAGGATTTCGATTCAAGTCTGAAGGCTAATATCATGGCCGCAAAAGGAGTTGCTTTTGATGCCTATTTCGTGGACGAGAATAACGTTGTGTATGGAATGAATGATGGCACCGAGGAGCTGGCGGGAATTCCCTTGTCCGGAGTTTATCCGGGCGGTCAGGACTGGGATTCTTCCGGAACGGAGGCAAACCTGACTATCGGTACAATGTTCAAGGACTATGAAAAGTACGTGAAGAACGCCGATTACCGGGTGTATAAGTTTGACGTAGTAGAAGCTTTGACAGGGCTTGTTTATGTCGAATTGGTAAAAATAGATTCCGGAGAAAATAATTATAAGCTGAAAGAACATTTCGGTAATCTTGATGTCACATCTTTCTTTGGGCCGGCATTAAGCGAAGGTGCTTCTACTTGCTTTAATGGTGCAACTGCCGTTACTTATGCAAATGGTGTTCTTACGATAACTGCTTCGGGTGCGGTTTCCCTGAAATCTCCGAAGATTCTTCAGGAAAATGGTGTTGTCGGCATTGAACAGTGGGTAGAATGAAAGTAGAGGGAGTTAACTTTGTCGATGAAGAAGTTAAGAAAATGAAGAAAAGAGAATTCATCAACAAGCATAAAACTTCTTTTTTTCTTGATAGGACAGAAACAGAAAGAGAAAATATCCTCTCTGACATATACGACAGGATCGTTAGTGCCAGACCTCCTTCAGTGGATATTATTTAAAGTGGTTTGTTTTCAGGAAGGGGGAGGCGTTTGCCTTCCCTTTTCTCTTATTTGTTAGAATATGGCTACAATTAAAGAAGCATTAGATAATGTAACCTCTCTTGTTGCTGGGTTTGAAGGAGAGATTCAGAATGTTATGGATTCGAATAAATCTCTTGTTAGGGAATTTGTGACGGAACAGCTGTATTCGGGAGTAAATGGTAATGATAAACCATTGCGTCCAACTTATTTGAATGATCCCTGGTTTCCTACTTATGAAGCCGCAAAGAGTTACGCCAAGATGAAGAAGAGAATAACGAAACCGACTCCATCTTTCCAAGGTTATCCGGCGCGAGATATTTATACTCCAAACCTCATTATAACAGGCGAATTCTATGATTCTATACGTGTCTCTTCGTCTTCAAGGGGATTGAAGATAGAAACGAGGGGAAGTGACATAGGACCGGATATTGAAAGAAAGTACGGAAGTGCCATATTGGGAGTAGGAGGAAAGTCCCGTGAGTACTTCCTTAAATATGTGCTTAATCCGGCGCTTAAAAATTACTTCTCAAAATTTGGTGTATTATGAGTTGTTGGTGTCAAGGTAATAAACGGCTTGCTTCTATAGAGAAAATGCGGGAGATCGCAAGAAAGGCTGCTAAAATGGAACAATCTGTGTTTGTCCTAATAGAAAAGCCGGATGGTACATATTATTTTGTCAAAGATGGAGAGAATTATACCGGCACATTTATTGAGTACATATATCCGTAATACGACAAACAGACCAAAAAAAAGACTACTTGGTCAGAAAAATCACGGGTGTTATACAAAAATAAGAGGAAAAATAGAACAAACCTGCCTCGAAGCAAGGGTGGGGTAACAATATTTTACAGAGTGAGGCATGGTAGAAATTTGTGTATTGATATTTTACCAAACAGCCCACTTGAAAGTGGTAAGGTTCTGGTAAGGGTAATTAAGCAATAACGGCAAGATTACGGCAAGGCCTTTTGATAAAAGCCATAGATAAGAGGAGTTGCTATCTCCTCCTCTTATCTATTCCAGTATTGTTGATGATCCTGTAAATCGTCTGCTCTGACTTTACCCCGGTTTTTGACATTATCTCTTTGATCTTTCCTCCTGACAGATACAGGTCTATCACCTGTTTTTCCTGCTCTTCGGTGATCTGTTTCCCGTTTCGGAGAGGAACTTCCCTTCTCCTTAAGATTGCCATCACGGTCGTCTGAGAGATGTTAGCATACGTCGCTATCTTTCTAAGTGTCCAGCCATCCTTATATTGCTGACAAACAAGTAGTTCTTCTCGGTCTGTGATAATCTTTCCTCTTTTTTTACTCACTTTTTCCATGTTGTTTATTTTTTTGTTTTACAAAGAATTTACAAGCAGTCTGTACGCAGACTCTTTGGCCGCCAAATGCTTATCTTCGTTTTCATCGTCATCACACCAATCCCAGATCTCAGAGTCCGTACAATGCACTGAGATACCCAAACCGCTTAATACATACTGTCCGTAACCTGTTTTCTCGATAGTAATTGCCTCGTTGTTAAATTCAAACGTCTTCATAATCTTTGTTTTTTATATTGTTATTACTTTATCTCTTATTTTGATGTTACAAAGATAGCAATTAATGTGATATGCTCCAAATAAAACAGGAAAGATATTGTGATTTACTACATTATTTAACATTGGGGCATAAAAAAGGGTAGCCCTAAAGCTACCCTTTCCCGCTGATTGGCGTCAACTTCAGTGTCGGACCGAAATCCCCTGACTTATCTATTATAATGCTTCTATTTTGGTTGCGTCTTTTAATCCCAAGTATTCATTATCATCTTTTAGCCCTGTAAGCCCAAAAGGAGTTTTACGCTCGCGTAAACATTTTTCAGTCAAATCATTAACTAGGCTGATAATATGTATAAGTGTCTCGATTGTACACTTATTGTCATCATACACATAATCATCTGCGTTGATAATATCCTTAATCAAGTTCAGCAACCCTGATGATAAGCCGAACATGCCGGCATGGTTTAAAATCTCTTTACCGAACTTTGCCAGTTCGCAAACTTGGTCTGCTGTCAGACCTTCAAACTTTTCTCTAATTTCTGAAAATTCCATAATGATACTTTTTATTTTTCGTGATTCGTGTATTCGTATGTATTCTGATGATTTACAGCGTATAAGCTGCATTGTTAGTCGTTGTAAAAGAAGTGTTCGCTTCCCTTACGGAACACCCTATATGCTGCATACAGGGTGCCCAGCAGTATTAAAAGTTCTAACATAGCAGTGTGATTAGGCGGCAGAATTCATCTCACCTTTTATTTGCTTGATGGCTTTCTTCACGTCCCAATCGTTTTCGTATAGGGCTATGATGAATCGCCTGCCTCTCTGCGTCCAGACCGTATATGTGTTGGTGTGGGTATTACCTCTTTCGCTTGTGAAAATATTGGTCCTTACATCGTGCATTCCCCATCTGTCATACGGAGCTTTCAACAGCCATTGGTCGGACTGTTTGTATTGTATACCAAGCTCTTTCAGTTTGCTGTTGAGCTTTTCCGCATTCATCCCTATCTCCTTAGCTACCTGTGTAGTGGTCAGAGTGTTGACCGATTGTAGGTGGGTGTCGTAGTAGTTGACCTTAGGGGCGGCCTGCTTGATTTCCTTCTCTTGCAATTCGATGGTGGCTTGCTGTTGTTCTGCTTTTACTTCGAGTTGCTGCTTCTCCTGCGCCAGCCGTTGTTTTTCCTCTTCCGATGATACTAGGGCTTTCAGGGCTTCGAGGTAGGTTTGTGGAGTTTGAGGTTGTACGGAATAGCTTCCAGTGTTTACTACCGATGGGACGATTTCATCAAATATCCAGCTTTCAAAATCGTCGGCTTTTGGCATTTGGCTTTTAGCGGTCAGGCGGTAGACATTCCCTTCGCTGATGAATTTCATTTGTTGAACTCCGCTATTTGTGGGGGTGTCACGAATCGTTACGCCCTGTGATTTACAATGATCTAAGATAGCCTTACGTGTGTTGGAGTACCCAAGCGAAGTCGCAATATCCGTTCCGCAAAACCAAGTCTTACCGTCTTGGACAAACATACGAACTTTACCGAATAAAGGATGCTCGTAAACTTTAACTTTACTCGTTTCGTGAGTTGACGTACTTAATACAGCAACGCTATTGCTGTTTGAGTAATTTTCATTTAAGTGTCGCATAATAATGAAAATTAAAAGTTAATAAATAGAGAAAGCAGAGAATCTCTCCAAGTTGCGACACTTCCATATTGGCTTTGGGGCGAATATGTACGGAGAAACCTCTGCTTATATTTTATGCAGTTGCTTACTATTGGGCATAAAAAATCCCCAAACCAAATATGTATATAAAAGTGTCGCATTGCAAAGATACGAATACTTTTTAATACAGCAAATGTTTTGAGCAGAATTTGAAATGCTAGGATCAGGCAACCTTTCTTGGTGAGTTCGAAGCAGGGGAGTTCTTTATATCC